TCTCGCCGTTGGCTTCGGCCCACTTGACTCTCAGGTCACGAGCGGCTTCCGCCTGATCCAACGCACTTTGAGACGCCTCGTCAAGCGCGATCGCCTTCTCTTCCTCGGTGGCCTTGACATTCTGACTAACGGTCTGCCAGTTGGTAAACGCCTCGGCGGTATCGCGGACCTGATCGTTGTACGCGAACTGGGATTCGAATGCCGTCAGTTGCGTGTCGAGCATGTTGCGAGCCGCTTCGTCGGCCTTCTCGATCGCGGTCTTGTATTCCTTCAGCGCTTGCGTTTCGCCGTCGACCCCGACGACAAACTTTTCGGCCGCCTCAGTTGCGTCGTCGGTGGCTTCAGTGAGTTCACCGGTGGCATCCGCATCGTCTCTCGCTGTCTCAGCGGCGCGCCTATTGGTCTGAATCTGATTTGCCACGATCGCGGTGGCTTCAACGACACTCAACCCAAACTGGTCGGTGACGATTCCGAGTTCGATGAAGCGTTGTGCCGTCGAAACGGAGTTACTGGCGATTTCCCGCAGGGTCGCCCCCGCATCACTGGACTTGCCAGCCAACGACAACAACGCCTGGGTCATTTCGAACATCTTGGGAAGTTGCGCGTCGGCCGCACCCCCCATCGTCTCAATCGCCTTCGTCACTCCCTCGTAGGCGCTGGCGTTGCTCGCCTGGTTCGCCTCAATGATGGTCAACGCGACCCCGAGTGCTCCAAGGCCGATGGTGGTGAACTTCGCCGCTTTGCCGAACGCGGTGAGACCACCTGCGCCGTCGACGAACCGTGCTCGCATCTTGACGACTTGACCCGCTACAAACGAGATTGCACCTGCGGCCCCGATCGCCGCAGTTCCGACCGCCATGAATCGTCCGGCGGCGTTCTGTGCCTGTGGCGACAGGTTCCCGAGAGCCGATGAGGCTTTGACCGCAACATCAGCGATCCCGCCGAAGACGTCGACAACGCCGGAGCCGACCCCCTCGGCCAGGTTCCCGAGAGCGACTTTGAGTCGCTCCATCTTTCCGGAGAAGGTTTCGGCTTCTTCTTGCGCGAACCCGCCCACGGTGGATCGCAGGGCGTCTACGGTGTTGGTGAAGGCGTCGCCGCTTGTTCCTGCGGCTTCGACCAGAATGCCCATCTTGCGAAGGGCGGTGGCTGAACCTTCGACCGACTTTCCGACCGCCATTGCGGCCGTCGTCATGTCGACGTTCATCTTGCGACTCAGGTCCACAATCAGTGGTGTCAGCGTCGTGACCTGGTTCTCGGTCAACCCGAACTGCACCAACAGCGACTGAGCGCCGATGATGGCGTCGTCGTCGGCGGCGGTGACCTTCATGATCGACTCGGCGAGGTCTTCCAAACGTCGTTGGGCACCTTCGGCGTACGATCCGTTGTTGGCGATCGAGTTCGCCAACTTGCGTGACTGGGCTTCGGCTTCCTCGGAAGCCTGCGCCATCTTGTAGAGGCCACCAGCGGCGACACCAGCAAACGCCATCGCTCCCGCACCGAAGATGGTGAGTTGCGAGCCGAGTTTGCCGATCTTGTCTTCGGCTTTGCCAAGTTCCTTTTCGGCCGACTTCCCGGTCTTCTCGAATGCTCGGACGGCTTGGTCGGCGTTGGCTGAGATGAGGAACGCAAGCCGTTCAGTCATGTTCGCCATACGTCACCCTTCTTCCTTGACTAGACAGCCGATCCGCCGCTTTCACGGGCGAAGTAGGTCCAGGTGTCTCGACCGCTTCGATAGACGTCGAGGACACGGGATCGGACGACGGTATGGAGTTCTTTCGTGGCACGAGGTAGCGCGCGGTCGATGCCGCTCTTCCACGGTTGCTTGCCCCGCGTTCCCGGGTTGGTGGCCTGGTATCGGTAGACACCCTCGGCGACTGGCATCGGACTTCTACCCGAGAATCGTCCTGCACCACCGAACACGTTGTTCAGTTCGCGTTGCCGGATCGCGTGCGCTCGTGCGGCCCGAGACATTCCCCGACCGGTCCCGGTCGAACCGAACTTCGGGGCCACGGTATGTCGAACGGTTCCGTATTCGACGATCTTCCAGGCGGCTATGTTGCCCCGAGCGCGCATCAACGCCGTCGGATTGTTCTTGCCGATCACGTTGAACCCGACAGACATCGCGGACTTCTTTCGATGTTTGCTGAGTCGGGCGTCGCCGCCCGAAGCGATCAGCATTCGTCCCTCGATCGAGTTCTTGAGGATCATGGAGGCGCGCATCACTGCCTCGTGCTGGCTTCGTTGTGCGGCTCGGCCGATCCGCTCGATTGAAGCGGCGAAGTCGTCGACTCGTGTGTACGGCATCTAGATCCGTTCGGTCAGCGCCCCGATGAACTTGGTTCCTGACGCGCCATAGACCTCGGAGATCGCCGCATCGAGGTCTGCGGTGGCAGACGCAAGAAGAACCGCGACCCAAGCCCCGAGAGACTTGGGTCCGGTCCACGGTGAAGCGGTCTCCCAGGAATCGACGCCGAGAAGGTCGGCGACGGAGATCAGGTGCGCGGCCGTGACGTCCTCATCGGTCCACGAACGGTCACCCCAGGTGATGCGCCAAGGCTTCATGTCGTCCTCCTTCAGGTAGGTCAGTTGGTGCCAATCGAGACGTCGCCGGTGATCTGCAACGACAGCGAGAACGTCACCAGGTCTGCGACAGCCGACGACACCTCATACGAAGCAACGAAGCACTCCCCCGAGAACTTCGGGGTGCCGCCACCGGTACCGGCTGGCGAGTACGAGAACGTCGACGAGGACGTCAGGCCGAGCAGGCCGGTGATGTGGGTGTTGAGGGTGGCGTCCCACTTACCGGAGATGCTGATCGTGTCGCCGTTACGCAGACCCGGCGCAAATGACTTGGAGTCCTGACCGAACACGGTGGTGTCAAGCATGTCGGTGGTGTTGGCGATACCTGACACCGAGTCGATGTAGGCGGAGATGTCGGTCGGTGTGCCGCCTGCGTTGTCGAGGGTGAACACCGAGTTCTTTGCGGCGACGAAGGCCATGATTTCTCCTTAGGAGAGTCTTGCCAGGCTGACCTGGGCGTTGAATGAGGGGTCGGTTCCGGTGATCGTGTACGCCACACGGACGTAACGGTTCACGGTTCCGGTTGAGTAGACGACTTCTGAAGTGGTCGTCGACACGCTGGTGAACGAGAGCAAGGTCGACCAGTCGCTTCCGTTCGTTGAGTGCTGGATCACCATGTCGAGAACCGGGTCGGTTCCATCGACGGCGGTGACGTGAATGTGCGCGACCGCCCCGTTCGAGGTGGCGGCAGTTTGGTCGACGGTGGTGCCGTTGCCGGTGGTGGTGAGCGCCGCCAAGTCGATGAGGCTGACACCGGTGCTAGCGGGGGTGCCGGAGCCGAGCGCCATGTTGAACGTGACCACGTCGGCGACCTGCGACGTCGGCTCGAACGACAGGGTGCGAGCCGGAATCAGCCATACCGACTGACCGGCGGCGAACCCGTTGGGGGCGACCGACGCAGGGATGGTGGCACCTGTCTCGATCGGCGCGGTCAACGCTTCGACGACCGATCCGGCGGTGCCATCGTCGTCCAAGAACCCTTCAAGGTTCAGCGAGAAGTCGCGAAGTGACGACGTGAACTGGCGGGACGTGTCACAGAGTGTGGTGATGTCGAGCATGTCAATGCTCGCCTGTGGAGCGACGTTGCGGAGGTAGCAAGCGAGCGCCACGTTGCCGTAGAGCACTCGGGTGTTCTGAGCGTTGATGAAGGCCACGGGAGGCTCCTTAGGAGTGGATGGTGACGGTGAAGTCGACGATCATGAGTGACGTCCCGTCGGCGCGGTCTTGGGTTCCGATGTTGCGGGCCTCAGAGACCCGCACCGTCTGAGCGACACCACCGAGCGTCGGATCGTTTTCGATCGCCGCCTTGATTGACGACGGGCCGCTTCCAGCGACGTAGTCCTCGATGCGGACCTGCGCGGAGCGGTCGTCTCCACGAGCGACGAACAAGTGAACGGTGAACTCGTACTCGTCGCATCCGCGTGCGAACACTGAGTCGTACACCACCCGGTCGAGCGAGATCGCTACCCCCGGCGGGTTCGGGTTGTCGGGCAGTAACTCGTACACCCGCAACGATGGGATGGTGCGCAGGGCTTCGGCGAGACCCTGGCGAAGATCGGACATCGGCGAGGGCATCAGGCCACCGGGATCTTGCGGTAGGGGGCGATCAGGGCTTCGACGTCGGGGTCGGTGCGACGGACCATGACGACACCCAAGTCACCGAATCCGGCGACACCAAGTGGACTGTCGGCTCGTCGGAAGTGACGGGCGGCTAACAGCACAGCGACTTCGCGGATCGCGTCAGGGATGGTGGGCCATCCCCATCGGGCGGTGACTTGGATGGTCGCTCGACGGCGAGAGGAGACGGGGAACCCGGTGTCGAGCGCCGCGAGCACGTTCACTGGTTCCCCTTTGGTGAACGCGTTGAACGGCTCCAACTGGAAGTCGACACCGGCGGTGAGGGTGGTGGCATAGACGCCGGTTCCGGTGTTGTCGATTTTCACAACTATTCCGGTGGCGGTACCGATGTCGTCGATCTCCACCCGATCGGATCGAGCGGGTGCAAAGGTGCGGTTCGACGTGGTGGCGTCCAGGTAGAACCGGCGGGAACACATGCCGTCGATCCGTCGTGACGCCGCTTCGATGGAGGCTTCCAGGAGACGGTCGTCGAGTGTGTCGGTGATCCGCAGAGCGGTCTTCAGTTCGTCAAGCGTGCAGTAGCCGTTCGTGATTGTCACGTCAGGACTCTGAGGTCTTTCGGGTCTTCACGGTCGACTTGACCGCCTTCTCCTCCACCGGTTCAGCGGCGGCGGTTTCCATCACCTCAACCTTGCGAGGCTGGGGCGGGTCGACGTACTCGGCGTACTTGTTGTCGACGAGGTGATCGGCGACCGGCTTGGGGAAATCTCCGGTGTCACCACGACGCGGGTAGGGGCGACCGTTGATGGTGCCGGAGATGTCGACGAGCATGCGAACTTTCATGGGTGATCCTTTGCAGGGGTGAACCGGGTGGCGGTGGAGGCGGCCCGCCACCCGGTTCGGGTCAAGGTCAGGAAACTGCGCCGCCCAAGAAGTGCTTGACAGCACCGGTCTGGTCAACGAGATCACCGTCGGTGCGGAGCGACACACGGAACGTGCGCACCGAGTAGTCGAACGCGAAGTCGTCCGATACTGCGACCTCGATGCCGTTCACTTCACGGATGAAGTACGACGGCATGTGGCCGAAGAGGACCGACTTCGCATCTGCGGCCGGAACTGCCACCGAGTCGTTGATCCACACCGGATAGCCGAGAAGCGAGTCCGGGTCACCAGCAAGACCAGGTGCGAACAGGTACTGGTCGTCCTGGTCCTTCAACTTGCGGGCGGCGGCCATCGCGGCCGACGACATCATCCAGCCGACACCGGGCTGGCTGGTGTAGACCGAGTTCACGCTGTAGCGCAGGTCGATCAGGTCGTCGGCGGTGAACGCACCGGCGACTGCGTCCGCGCCGGTCTTGCCGGTGCTGGAACGGGTCACGATGCCGAACGGCAGGGTGGTGCCCGCACCGACGGTCATGTCGGCTCGGGTCTTGATGCCGATGGCGAGACCGGCCTGGCGGGCCAGGAACGCTCCGACGTCGATCGACGAGTCGTTCGCCAACTCGTTCGACATCTGGACGAGGACGACGTACTTGAACGCGCCGAGGGTGGTGGTTCCCAACGTCGGGTCGGCCGGCGACGCCTGAGCGCCTTCGCCGACGATCGCGGCGGTCGAGAACGCCGTCGACTTCGGAATCGCCAACGACTCGCCGGTGGCGGTCGTCAACACCGTGGCGTACTGGCGAACCACGTTCGCCTGCTCCAGATGCTCGACGATGCGGCTGTAGACCGAGGTCGGCACCATCGTGGCGTCACCCTTGGTGATCGCACGCTTCTCGAACCGGTGGCTCCGGATCTCACCTCGGAGCAGGGAGCGGACGATCTGATCGTCAGTGTCGACGGTGGCCGTCGGCTCGTCGCTCAGTGTGGGTCGCACACCGAGTCGAGTGCGGGACTCTTCGATGGCGCGGGAACGCTCTTCGGCTTCGATGATGGACTTGATGCGGGCGTCCTTGGCGTCAAGATCCGCATTGATGCGATCGAACGTCTCGGACTCCTCAGCGGTGAGGTCGCGCTTCTCGTTGGCGGCCACGTCGAGGAGGCTCTTGGCCTGCTCCCATGCGCGTGCACGCTCTTCCGAGAGCACGTCGATGAACTTGGTCATGATGGCTCCTTGTGGAGTAGAGGGTTGATGGGGGTGCAGGTGGTGGCGTCGACCGTGGTGCCCGCCGTCGCGGGTCCGAGGGTGCGCTCCGGACTGCGTCTACGCCTTCTTGGCGTAGAGATCGTTGAGACGGCGCAGAACCGTGATCGGAACTACGGCCGGTGCCTCCGGCGTGTCCTCAAGCGGCTGGGAATCGCTCTCGTCCGAGGATCGAACGGTGGCGGAGGTGTCGGGGTAAGCGGGGAAGCCGGTCACGACGGACACCTCATGGAGAACGACCTCTTGAAGTTGGCGGGTCTGCCCGTCGGCCGACCACGAGTCGCCACCTTTCGGGACGGAGAACCCGAACGACATCGAATGGACGTCGCCACGTCGCATGAGCGTCGACAGGTCACGTCCGTAGGACGTGTCGGGCAATGTTCCTTCGACCAGGAGACCTCGTTCGTCTTCCCTGACCGTGATCGTCCCCGAGCGTGTCGAGCCCAGCACCATGTCGGAGTTGTGGTTCACGAACATGCGAATCTCACGACCAGAGTTCAACGTCCGGCGGAACGCTCCAGGGCGAATCGTCTCGATGAACGGGAGTGGTTCGGACTCGGCGTTGAACACCGCCGCATACCCACGAAACATTCGGGGGGTGTCGCTCGTGTCGTCGTCGACGTCAAGGTTGCCAAGGGTGACACTGCGGAACTCGACGTCCCGACCATGAATCGGTGTGGTGGTGATGTCGAGTTTCGTGTAGCGGACTTCGGACATGGGAACTCCTAGAGAGGTGGGTCGGCGTCGACTCCGGCGGGTGGCATCTCGGTTCCCGGTCCAGCCATCGGAGCACCAGGAAGTGCCATCACGAAGTCATCGCCGCCTTCGTACGGTTCAAGACCCTCAGATGCGCGACATTCGTTCGGAGTGCGGATACCGGTCATCACGGCGATCTGATACGCCTGCAAACGAGCGAGGGTGTTCGCACGCAGGAACGCGTCAACGTCGAAACGCACGAACTGATTGGTTGGCAGAAGCGTCGAGAAGGCATCCTCGATGCGTCGAAGCCACGGCATGAGGGTGTATGTGACGAAATGCTGGCCGGACATTTCGGAATTGGTGTATGTCTGCGAATCGCCCTTCGCACCGATCAGGTATGCGGGAACACGAAAGATGCGGGCGATCTGCGCGATCTGAAGTTCACGAGTGGCGTTCAACTCCATGTCGGCCGCCGATGCCGTCACCGGGCGATACTTCAGACCACCCGCCAACACTGCGGGTTTGCGGCGACGGTTGTGCTGGTTGAACCACGTGTCCTGCAACACTCGGGCCTGCTCGACGGTCAACTCGCCGTCGGTCTCCAAGACACTCGACGGTGTCGCACCATCTCCGTAGAACTGGGCGAGATGCCGTTCCATCGCCAACGCGAGACCGATCGTGGTCTTCTGCTCCTCCATCGGCGAAAGACCCTTCAACGCCTGCGGTGGCGTCCACCAGCGAATGTGAAGCATCGCATCATTCGGAACGATCGCTCCGTTCACGATGTAGCGCCGGCCGCCTTGACCGTTGCTCTCCACCAGCACATTCGACGAATGCATCGGCGTCAACGCCACCGGCTCGCCGTTCGACCCGCGATCGACCAGAACGTAGGCATTTCCATGCAATGCGAGGGAGGTCACGATCTGGTGCACCAGTTCGTAGCGAGTGACGGCGTCCGACGGTTCGGTGAACAGACGCGGAGTTGTCACCGGGACATCCCGATCACCGGCTCGTCGGAAGGCACGGACTGGTAGGGACGCCGTCGAGTCGGCGATCAATCCCACACAGGCCATCACGGCGGCCACCTGAAGGGCCGTGGACTCGTTCACCGACTCACCCGACCAGTTGGTCGAAGAGCCAAAGCCGAACTCTCCTACGGGCACAAACGTGCGTTGTTGCGAACGTCGAAAGAAACTCATCGGGACGAATACCAACTAAGGCCAAGGATGCTGAGACCGGCGGCGATCCATCCGGCCGGAAGGTAGATCGAACTGATTCCGTAGATCACACAGCCTGTGGCGATGCTCTCAATGAGGGTGGTGACAGTTTCACGCTTCATGGACACTCCAAGGGTCGATAACAGCGGGGGTCGACTTTGTGGGCACGTTCATGCCACCGAACGCCAACGTGGTGGCGACCAGCGGGGTGATGTCAACCGCTGACGACGTACGCGCCCATGCCCATACCTCACCGACTGCGCGTTTGCGCGCACCCGACACTGCGTTGTTGAGCGCCGCCTGGTCGATGTGCCGGAGCCGGTGGTTCACCACCGCATCGAGCAAGGCACCGCACGAGCGTGCCATCTCGTTCAAGTTCACTTCGACGACGCGTACACCAGCGGCCCGCAGTTCAGGGATCAGCGACGCCGCCGGTGAGGCACCATCCACACGAAAATCGCAACCCCATCGGGCCGCCAACTCCCCCGCCCGTTCCACAATCCACCCGGTACCGGGACGACGATCCACGACCTCGACATGCGCGAGACCGTCGGCTCGGCGACCACACGCGGCGATACTCGCCCACGACCGCTCCGGGTTCACATCCAATCCCATGACGACCCGCCCGACAATCTGCGAGTCAGGGTCGATCAACGCATGGAACGCATCGAGTGGGATGACCGACGTCGCACCATCTTGACCGTCAGGGATGCCGAGACGTTCACGAGAGAACTCGCGCAGGTTCTCCCCCATGACCGCCAACTCGGACGCCACGAACTCCTCGGAGATCCGAATCCCCATCGCCGGGTTCGCCTTCCGCCACGTGGCGGGATCGGTCAAATCATCATCCGGGCTGGCACTCCACTCCAGAAACGCGAGACGACCGGACGAGTCGCCGTCGTTGATCGCCTGCATCGCACGAGCGCGCACCGAATGCAGAAACGTCGACGACGCCATCGGAGCCGACGACGCATACACAATCTGCGGGTTCGGTCGAGCCGACATGGTCGGCAGTAGCGCCGCCATCGCCGGAGCATCCAACTCGTACGCCTCGTCGAGAACGATCTTGTCGCCGGAGAACCCACGACCCGAACCCCGGGTGCGGGCCACAAACTTCAACCGGCGACCGTCTTTCAACTCGATGCCCTGCTCGCCGTTCGCATACCGGATACGCGCCACCTTGCGACGAAGATCAGTCGACCCGTCGATCAGGTTGGCGATCCGCAGAAACGCCTCGTTGGCAGTTCGGAACTCATGGGCCGAATGCAAGATGAGACGCTCACCGTGAAGAAACAGCCACGCCAGTTCCAGGGCTTCCAAGATCGCACCCTTGCCGTTCTGACGAGGGCAAATCACACACGCTTCGAACGCCGCTGGCGACCCATCACCACGTTCACCCAAGATCACCTCAAGACCAAGACGTTGCCACGGATCAAGTGTGAGGCCGACAGCCTCAGCAAGATCAGCCGCTTCGCTTCCGGCGTGGCTGACTGCGCCGCCCGGTTTCAGAAGAAGACGCGGTGTTTGCGAGCCGAGTCGCACGTCGTTGAGCAAGGTCATCGGTCAGGGACTCCTCCGTCGGTTCCGCCACCCGATCGAGATCAGCGAGAACCGACTGCAACTGCTTCACCAATCCCGCGACAAGGTGTGGCTCGGCAACCTTCAACGTCTCGACAAGATGGTCACGCAACACACGCAACGCGCCGGCGCGATCTTCGTTCTTCACGTCGTCGAGCGGCATGGCGACCTCGTATCAAAGCGGGACATTTTCGTTAGAGAGGGAAATGCC